CGGGCCAGGTAAAGACTTGGTCTTGCGTCGAGAACACCGACAGACGTTCGGTCGACCAAGAGTCGATCATTTGGTTCATCGCCGTGAAGGCGTCGTCCGATGTCTCAGGCGAAGGCGTCTCACCTTCAGCCAACTGACCAATGAGGCGCAGCGCCCCGTTGATCAGGTCGCCTGCCGAGACGCCGGAGCCTGATAAGGTAAGGATGGTCATTTTTGCGCCTCAAGTTGTGCAACGCGCGCCGACAACTGCTGCACAGCCATGATCAAGTGATAGTGCAGGGCGTCGATGTTGACTGAGCGCACCCCATTGGATTGCACGGTGACTGATTCGGGCAGCACTTGCTCCAGTTCCTGCGCGATAAACCCGATCCGCAACTTGTCGGGGTTAAGACCGCTGGCCATCGGCCTACCATTGTCGTCAAGCGGCATATCTGCTGCGGTCTTATATCGGAAGTTCCGCACCTGCACCGCATCGATGATTGCCAGACCACCCTGCGCGTCAACGATGTCGCGCTTGATCCGCTCGTCCGAGGTCGTCTGCCATGCAGTGGTGTTGCCCTCGTTGTAGACGCCACTAGCGCCACCAAAGAACCCAGTCTCGTTTCCCAGTCCTGTTTTACCAAACGCAATCACAATCTCTTTATCTGCACCGCCAGAACTGGCCTGCGATTCCAAGCCAATGTAAATCCCTCTGCCCGTCGTCAAGTCTTTTCCGCTTGTCCAACCGACGCACACAGACTCCTGTCCGCTTGTGATCTGAGTGCCGGCAGCGTATCCAAGGCAGGTGTTTTTCTGACCACTTGTGGCGCTATCTAGCGCAGTGCCGCCAACAGCAACAGACTCTGCCGTGCCGCTACCAGTGCCGCGATTCAGCACCAGCCCATTCACCGACGTTGCAGTCGCCACGCCAATTGTCGGCGTGACAAGCGTCGGGCTGGTCGCAAACACCAACGCCCCGGTTCCTGTCTCGCCGGTCACCGCTGTTGCCAAATTAGCCGATGATGGCGTGGCTAGGAAAGCAGCCACACCAGTGCCAAGACCGGCCACGCCAGTGCTGATCGGGAGGCCAGAACAACTAGACAACGTGCCAGAGGATGGAGTCCCAAGAGCGCCGCCATTGACCACCACTGCGCCAGCAGAACCAACATTGATCCCCAGCGCGGTAGCGACGTTCGTGCCAAGACCGCTGATGCCGGTGCTGACAGGCAAACCCGAGCAGCTCGACAAAGTGCCGGATGACGGAGTGCCTAGTGCGCCACCGTTGACGACAAACGCACCAGCCGTGCCTGTGTTGACGCCTAACGCAGTCGCAACACCTGTGCCAAGAGATGTGATGCCTGTGCCGCCGTTGGCAACTGCCAGCGTTCCGGTGACGCCGGTCGTCAGCGACAGACCCGTGGCATTAGTCAGTGTGACGGCTGTTGGCGTACCGAGATTTGGCGTGGTGAAGGTTGGGCTGGTCGTCAACGCGATGCCACCAGAACCACTGACGTTCTGGCCTAACGCGGTGGCGACACCTGCGCCAAACGCAGTAATGCCTGTGCCGCCACGGTTTACGGGTAGCGTCCCTGTCGTGCCGCCATCAATCGGCAGCCCCGTCGCGTTGGTCAGCGTGGCGGCTGTCGGTGTGCCAAGATTAGGCGTGACCAGCGTCGGGCTGGTTTGCAGCACATAGGCGCCGGTGCCGGTGAAGGTTGGCGCGGGCGCAGGATCATTCAGCGTGATGCCGGTGATCGTTTTGCTGTCGTAGCTAGGCGCGGTGATGACGGCGCTGTAGATGCCGTTGGCCGCGTAGAAAAGGAACTTGCCGTCAGCCCCCGTAACAATAGGGTTAGACTGCGGCGTTACGCCGTTGTCAGAATAGATCGTTGCGAGCGCGCCTAGCGAGTCATAGACGTAGACCAGCGCGCCGCTGATCGGGTTGTTGCCACTGTCTGTGACAATGTCATAGTAGCTCTGCATGAGCGGTGTCCTTCCGACGCCGCCGCGCAGGCGCGGCTAGCTCGTTGGTCGAAGGCGCCTCGGCCTCGTCCGGATCATACCGCACCCAGCCATTCTTTTCATCCTGTTCGGCTTCCATCTCCATCGTGGCGATTTTCTCGCCGTGGGTGGGGTGCCGCAGGTAAATTATTGCCATGTGTATGCAGCGGGGGCCGAAGCCCCCGCTGTCCATCAGTTGCCGGCCATAACGACCCAATTCGTGCCATCTTCGCAAACCAGCGTTGCCCAAGCACCCGCTGACGCGGCCAAAATGGCCGTGGCAGCAGTGTTTGAGGTACGCGGCTTGACGTTAGACGACGCGGAAATGACCGTGTAAGTGCCCGACAAGTTTTTGAGGTAGACGGTCCGTCCGATGTAAGCAGCCCCGCTGGGCAACGTCACAGTGACGTTGGCAGCGGAGCCGTTACAGATGACGTAGTTTTCATCTTCGCCCAGCGTAAAGCTGGCGGTCTTGGTGACCGGAGCGTTGAGGTAAAACGACGTCAGCGCCGGATCGGAGTACGCCACGCCAACAGATTTAGTATTCGGCATGACGTAGCTCCTTTAGGCAATCTTGTAGACCGTGTACGCACCCTCTGCGGTCTTGCGGAACCGAAACGCTGCGCTTGAGGTGATGGCTACCACAACAAAGGCGTTGCCGCCATCTGTGATGCCAGTCGCCGTAGCTAACGTGACGGTGCCGCTTGACGTACCGATGTTGACCAAGTTCAGATCAAACGTACTGCCAACAGTAGCGTTGGGCAGTGCCGCATCAATCAGAGCAGCGGTCGGCAGCGTGTAGGTTGCAGCAGAAGTGGAAGGGTTGGCTACCAGCATACCGCCCAAAATCTGGGCGGCGGTCAGGGTCGCCGTGGAAGTTGCGGTTTGCGGTGTGTCCGCGTAGCCCATCGTGGTTTCTGCACGATTGCCAGCGCCGACCTGATAGCCGCCTGCACCATTAGAAAGAGCCATGATTTGTTCCTTTACAGAAAGGGTTTAACCCCACATACGGCAAGCGAGTTGCGGACGAATGACCGAGAAGCCGTAGAGGACGTCAATACGGCAGGGCAGCCTGTCGTTGTTGATGTCGTACTGGCGCACGATCCGCATGGAGATCCCGTTGTGAACCTGGCGGCTCGCCATGTCCACGCCCTGCGGCATCACAAGGTCAGCGGTCGCAAACGCGATCGCGTCTTTGTGGTAGAGCAGGTTCTGCGGGTACTGGGTGCTGGCGCTGCCCAAGAAGGTCACCGTCGCGCCCGATTGCGGGAACGAGTCCACGGTTGCCAGAGCCTGACCGGAGGTGTAAATCGCCGGGCTGACGCTGACCGTGTACGCCCCGCCCGACGCAGTCGCGTCGGCGGTCGCTACGAACTGCTGAAGCGAACCGGTCGACTCACGGGTTTGCGGGTTGACCGCAAACACGCTGCCGATCGTGAACACATCGCCCTTCTTGATGGTCTGCGTGCCGGTGCCGGTGATTGCGATGGTCGTCGCGCCCTGCGTGCTGACGGTAGTGGTCACCGTGTGCGCGCCGGTGCGGGTGCCGGTCGTGTGCTGCTTGATCGACTGCGACATCGCCATCTCGTCGTAACCCAGAATGCCTTCGCCCATCAGGCCCGACTTGAACTGACGGCTGATGGTCGACACCGGGTTGAACAAGCCCTTCATGCCCTCGACCAGACCGGCGTTGGCAGCCGGGTTGACGGTGGCATAGCGCGGGCTCATCGGCGCGGCGGCCTCGTTCAGCTTCTGCTGACCTTGGAGCAGCACCAGGCTGGTCGACGGAACGGTGCCAGGCGTGCCAACCGAGGCAAAGATGCCTTGGTAAGCGTTCGCCACATCGGCGTCGATGCTGGAGGCCAGCTGACTAACCCGAGGCTTCAACACACGCTCGGCGAAGTCGTCAAGCTGCATCGTCAGTTCGGCAGTCGTGAAGTTGATGCCGATATGCTTCTGGCTGGAGACGGTGAGCGTGGTGAACTGCTCATTGTCGTCCTGCACTTGCAGCGCGGCGCCATCGGTTACCAGCGCGCGGTCCGGCAGACGGATACGAAGGGTCGTACCGATCTTGGCGCCTTCCTGCGCGAACGAGTTGTCGTACTGACGGTTTACGTTACGGGTGATCACAAGGTTGTTCTCGAGGATTTCGAGAGCCTTCCTCGTGATCATGTCAATCGTAAGAATGCTATTTGCCATGATGGCTCCTTAAACTTGCTGTTGGGCTTGCCACTTGCGGATCTGCCGTTGGCGCTCCGCTTCGATCCACGCAGTAGCATCCATCGCTTTGACCGAGCGAGGGTCCGTGGTGTCGTAAGCGGGCGTTCCGGCCGTTCGCGCTGTGACAGGCGTGATGGGCGCCGGGGCGCTCGATTGCTTTCTGACCGGCATTGGACTGCTGGCGAGTTTCGCCTCAATCTTGCCGATCTCCTTGGCCTGCAAGATCGGGCTCAAGCGGGAGATGCGATCAGCTTCCTTTGGATGACTGCCTAAATAATAGGCAAGGTC